GGCTAACACTATGGCACATGTCAACCAGGTTAGGCGCATCCTGCGTCATTACAGCCAACAACGAACAACAGCTTAAATCCAGGACAATGGCGGAGCTTGGCTTCTGGCATACAATGGCGTTAAACGGACATTGGTTCGAACGGCAGGCAATGACTCTTAAACCTGCGCCGTGGTATGAAGAGCTATTGAAAAAACAATTGAAGTTAGATACGGCATATTACTACGCTCAAGCCCAATTGTGGTCAGAAGAAAATCCAGATGCGTTTGCTGGGCTACATAATCATAAAGGCGTTATGCTTCTCTTTGACGAAGCATCCGGTATTCCTCCAGCCATATGGTCTGTATCTCAAGGGTTCTTTACAGAGAAAACGCTTGACAGATATTGGTTTGCTTTTTCAAACCCACGACGCAATACAGGAACCTTCTTTGAATGTTTCCATCGCTATCGAGATGAATGGTACAACGAGAACATAGATAGCCGAACAGTCGAGGAAAACGACAAAGCGGTTTATGATTCAATCATTAGAACGTACGGAGAAGATTCAGATGAAGCGCGGGTTGAAGTTTACGGGCAATTTCCTAGGCAGGGCGATAGTCAGTTCATATCTCGCGAGCTTGTCGATTTGGCCGCAACTCGCGATGTTTTTGATGATACCAATGCCGCCCTTGTTTTAGGAGTTGACGTAGCAAGATTTGGCGACGACGAAAGTGTTGCTTTTTTCCGACAAGGCAGGAACGCAAGGTTACTTCCAATATTTCGTTGGAAGAATATGGATTTAGTTTATTCCGCTAACAAGGTCTGTGAGCTTATAGAGAAGTACAACCCCGATGCGGTCTGCATTGACGGAGACGGCCTAGGGGGAGGTCTTGTGGATATTATCAAGAGTCGCGGATATAGAGTTCATGACATACAGTTCGGTTCTCGACCAGATGATGACAGGTTTGCAAATAAGCGCACGGAGATTTGGTCAAGACTAAAAGACTGGCTTGGTACTGGAGCTATTCCAGATGACAAAGGTTTGACGGACGATCTAGTTGGCCCGAATTATTCGTTTGAAGCTGGCTCGGATAAAGTTGCTTTGGAGCCAAAAGTCAAGATGAAGAAACGAGGATTACATTCTCCAGATGCCGCAGATGCCTTAGCGCTAACGTTGGCCGTGCAAGTAGCGAGGAGAGATAGGAATACAAGTCGGTTCTTTATAAAGCGCAGAACTGCTGCGGACGTTGACTATAGTTTGTTTTCGTAGTAACATTGTGGAAATTAAAATGCATTCGTATTTTCGAAAGGTATTTCTATGGGCGGAGCAGTAAAAAAAGTTACAAGCATATTTAGTCCGCCATCGGCACCAGAAGCGCCAGCAGTCCCGGCGGCCTTAGCCGTTACTGCTCCAACTACGCCAGAACAGGTCGCTGTAGATGAAGAAAAGAAGCGGGCTTCTAGGGCAAGTACAATTCTAACGTCTCCGTTAGGATTACCGGACTCAGCAGATTCAGTTAAACGATTACTCGGACAATAACATGGCAGGATTATTTAGCGCGCCTAGTGCGCCAGAAATGCCCGCTCCCCCTCCCCCAGCTCCAACGGCAGCGGATGACTCTGTTACTAAAGCGGCAGAGGAAGAGCAACGTTTGCGAGCAAATAAAGGGCGGGCAAGCACCATACTGACCTCTTTCTTTGATACAACGGAAGAAACAACGCCTACTGCAAAGCGCACACTAGGGTCATAATGATATCTACAGATGACATTGCTGAAAGTGTAATTAAGCGTTTTAACTTCGCCTCTGAAAACCGAGGTATGTGGGAAAGCCATTGGGAAGATATTGCAAAACGCGTATTTCCTCATTACTCAGGAAGTTTCCAGAGTATGGGCATGAACACGCCAGGAGCTAAACGAACAGAAGAGATGGTAGACCCAACTGCCGCGCTAGCTCTTACTCGTTTCTCGGCAGCAATGGAGTCAATGTTAACCCCAAGGAACTCAACATGGCATCACTTAGTTCCTAGCAACAAAGCCTTGATGAAAGACAGGGATACCCGCCTTTGGTTTGAAGATTTAAATGATGCGTTGTTCCGGTACCGATACGCACCGAAAGCCAACTACGCCAGCCAGCAACATGAGATATACATGGGACTTGGCGCATTTGGTACCGGGTGTATGTACATCGATCAGTTGGCCGGAAAGCGCGAGCGCGGTCTTCGGTATTCGGCAATTCATCTAGGCGAAATTTATTTCCTTGAAAACCATCAGGGGATTATTGATACGGCATTGCGCAAATTCGATTTGACGGCGCGGCAAGCAATTCAGAAGTTTGGGGCTGAGAATTTACCTGAAGAAATAACAGAGAAGGCAGACCAGCCTCAAGCGTCTGAAACGAAGTTCTGTTTCATTCACTGTGTCAAGCCACGAGAAGAAGAAGAGGGCTATGATCCTCAACGTAAAGACGCCAAGGGTATGGCGTTTGCGTCGTACTATGTTTCTGTTCAAGGGCGTCGTGTTGTTAAAGAGGGCGGGTACCACACATTCCCATATGCAATCAGTAGGTACGTGATTGCTCCTGGAGAATTGTACGGCAGATCACCGGCAATGTTAGCCTTGCCTTCAATTAAAGTTTTAAATGAACAGAAGAAGACTGTTCTTAAACAAGCGCATCGAACCGTCGATCCCATATTACTTGCACACGATGACGGGATATTAGATACGTTTTCTCTAAAACCTGGCGCGATAAACGCAGGCGGAGTAACGGCAGACGGTCGTCCCCTAGTTCATCCTTTGCCGATAGGTAACTTGTCTATTGCTCAAGAGATGATGGACGCAGAGCGGGCAGTTATCAATGACGCCTTCTTAGTAACCCTGTTCCAGATTCTAGTTGATACGCCGCAGATGACTGCAACAGAAGTGTTGGAACGAGCTCGCGAGAAGGGCGCACTACTTAGCCCAACAATGGGACGCCAGCAAAGCGAAGCACTCGGTCCTATGATTGAGCGCGAAGTTGATCTTTTAATAGCTCAGGGGTTGATTCGCCCAATGCCGCCAGCGCTTCTTGAAGCTCGCGGGGAGTTCGACATTGAGTATGATTCGCCACTGTCGAGAGCTCAGAAAGCCGAAGGGGCAGCGGGCACGATGAGAACCATTCAGTGGGCTTCAGAGATATACGGGATTACACAAGACCCAAGTGTTCTTGATAGTTTTAATTGGGATGTAATCGTACCGGAGTTAGCTGAGATAAATGCGATGCCGGTTCGCTTTATGAATTCAGAAGAAGAGATTGCAGCAAAACGAGAAGCAAGACAGCAGGCACATCAGCAACAACAGCTAATAGATGCCGCTCCTGCGATTGCCTCGGTTTCTAAAAATATAATACAAGGAAGCAATAAACCACAATGATAAGTGTTATCGAGCGCGCCAAACAGTGGCTGAATAACCGCTCTGGCGCATACAAACGTGTCTTTGATAAAGAAGACATGGACGTTCAAACAGTACTTGCCGACCTTGCAAAGTTTTGCAGGGCGGATAGGTCTACTTTTCATACCGATCCTAGATTACATGCGGTTATGGAAGGTCGAAGAGAAGTGTTCCTTAGGATCACTCACCACCTCAATTTATCAACAGATGAATTGTGGCATCTTTATACTAACGCACCAAAGGAGTAACACATGGACGCAGCCGTTCAGGCGACAACTGCCGAAGCACCTGCCCAGGCACAAACTACAGAAGCCGCACCTTCGGAAGGATTTAATTGGGGGCAACACGGCTTAGATGCCGACGGAGTAGGATACGTTGGTAATAAGGGATGGAAGGGGCCACAAGACTTGTTGGCTTCCTATAAGAACCTAGAAAAACTAATGGGAGCGGGGGCAGATAAGCTTATCAAAGTTCCAACAGATGCAAGCCCAGAAGCATGGAATGACGTTTATAACAAACTTGGCCGCCCAGAGTCAGCAGATAAATATTCGTTGCCGGTTCCACAAGGGGATAGTGGCGAGTTTGCGAAGACAGCAGCTAAGTGGTTTCATGAAGCGGGATTGTCTTCTAGTCAAGCAGCTAAGCTTGCAGAGAAATGGAACGAGCATCTTGGTTCAACAATCACGGCGGATAAGAC